CTTGGCAAACTTGGGCGAGATGTCCATCATCAATAGGACATTGTCCGCTTCCCCGCCCTTGGCTCCGTGGATCGTGGAGAGCTTGATACGGTCTGCATTGGATATCTTGTAGCCTCGGCGCAGAACTGCGCGAAGGTAATCCCGTTTGTCTTCGCTGATCCGAGTCAGTGCTTCATGCCAGACAGAATCAGTCATTAGGCCGTAGTGACTACTCAGGGTGGATAAATCATACTCAATGACATCCGGGTCACCCTTGAAGTTCTTGTGGCCCCGGGCCACGAAGTTTGGACCGAGATATTTGTAGACGTTCTGGGTGTCGTTTAGTCCGAGCGTGAGGCCTTTGCGGAGCCTCTCCCAATCGATGACTGCTTTGAGCATCTGGGGTGAGAGGCTTGGGACGCTGTTACGTTCAAAGAGAACTCCGTTTGACTTGAGCCACTCGTGTATTGGATTGAGCAGGTAATTTGTACTAGCGAGAATGAGCCATTCTCCATCGCCAACAGGCACATCTTCGAAGCGGTAGTACTGTCGGACGGAGCCAACAAAGTCACGTGGTTTCCATTCCTTACTTTGACGATTTCTGATTCTTTTGACAATGTTATTTGCAAATTGGTGGACTGAAGCGGGGACTCGGTAGGATTGTTGGAGGACATGGATATCACCTTTGAATTCGAGGAAGGATTTCACATCGGCCCCGGCCCACGTGAATACGGCTTGGTCATCGTCACCTGCGATAAAGACGCGCTGTGCTTTGCTAACCAGTATTTCGACCATCTGCCATTGAAGGCGAGACAGGTCCTGTGCTTCATCGATGATCAATACTTCCAGAGACGGCAGACGCGCCGTCTCGACTACTGCCATCTCAAGGAGGTCTGTGAAGTCAAGTAGATTACGCGAGGCTTTGTAGTGTCGATAGCTTCGCTCCACAAACTCAAAGTGGTGCCATTCGATATCCAATCCTGATTGGTTGTAATGTTCTCTAAGATCCACCCCTCGAATGCGGGCGAGGTTGATCTCGTTGAGAATAGGATTGTCTGCTTTTGCATAGCCTTCCTCATCGTCTTTTGATACGTCCAGTGTAATGCCGGTCTGCTGGGCAAACTCAGCATAATGCTCTGGCTGCATCATGTCATCTGCTTTCGCGCCAAGGCAACGGAACGCGAGGCTATGTAGTGTGCGGAAGTAAGGAAAATCGGTCTTCTCGTTCAGATGTGGGAACTTTGCGGTAGCCCGATCCCGGGCCTCGTTTGCGGCCTTTCTGGTGAAAGAAAAGTACCCAATTCTTCCTGATTGAACGCCGTCATCCAACTCATGTTCTACACGATTAAGCAGGTAGGTGGTCTTCCCTGATCCGGGAGGCCCGAAGACTTTGCAGATGTCAGTCATACTTGATGAGCCCTTTCCGAACATCTTCAAAAAGTCGCTGGGCTAATTCAAGCGTGGCGGTGGTAGGTATGTCCTCAAAAAACTTTTCAAACTCATTGTCTGCTGCGTACTGTCTTACCCTTGTCCCAGAAATAGCATCGATACCTATGCCATTAGGGTTCCGTGCTCCTGCGGACACCACCGTAATCTTTTTGAAGTGGAAGAAGCTGTCTTTTCCATTCAATGCATCAAGGTAGGTTTGATAAGACTCTATTCGATCATCCCCCGATACAAGGATAAGATGCTCGGTCCCCTCCGCATAGGTATCACACAGGCTGCTAATGAGGCCTGATGTACTTTTCTTCATGAAGAAATTAACGGTAGGGAACAATTCCTTCAGGTATTCAAACTTGAGCGTAGGGGGTAATGGGTTGTCTACGCCATGTGAAGGGCTCAATGCGACAACGTGTCCGGCATTATGTTCTTTGGCAAGACGCAGCACCTTTTCAAGTAGGCGCTGATGTCCCCACGTAGGAGGGTTCATCCGTGCAAAAGCAAAGACGGTGGTCTTCGCACCTTCTTTGAGTCCTGTCTGCCGCATAAAGTTCTGTCGGCTGAACTCTTCCCTGTCCACGATCTTGCTCAAATCCTGCTCATGGAGAACGACAAAACCTTCACCCTTTGTCTCTTGGCCATTGATATCGGTGTAAAACTGCCGTGTGCCGGATAAAGCATTGTTCAACAGCTTCTTGGCCTCTTGCAAATGCGAGTGAACAAAGAAGAAGGCATCAAAGATAGGTGAAGCAAACGCAGATTCCTCGCGAGGTTCCGCGGTGCCTTTGACTCGTTTATTGATGTAGTGCATCAACTTGACGGACTGTCGCATTACTTCTGCATACTCGGACTGAGTCAATGGCGTGTTGTTGATCTCCTGTAGCAGCGTCAGGAATGCTTGCTGGTACTCTGCGGGGTAGTACGCCTTGTTCAGGTTGATCCGTGGGTCAATGACAAAGACATCCTCATCTTTTTTAAATGAAGCGAGGTTGGCTGGCATCAATAGACCGTCAATGTATTGCGTGTGTACCGCGATACCCAACTTAGAGTCATAGACTCTTTTGCCAGCGAATGTATCGGAATAGCAGGAGTAGGTGACGGTGTTCGCGGTGAAGGACATCTTGTCCGTGCCCATATCGACATTCATCCCCTGCACGTACATCAAGTCACCTTGAAAGATGCCTGTCTCTGGCGTGATCTTAGGAAGGTGCTTCAATGCCGCAGTCATCTTATCCAAAAGATTAGCGGAGTAGCCGTGATTCAAGCGAATGTCTTCTTCGCTGAAGTTCATCTTGCGCGTCTTACTAAAGAAAGACTTCGTAGCGACAAAGAACCTGCCTGTTTCTTTGTCATGCCCAAATACAAGGCTGGGGCTCCCGTCAAACTTCTCAGTGATAATCGCGCTGGCTTTGTATGAAGTGTTATCCATGGCCGCCACCAGCATATTGTGGACTTCTGTCAGTGTTCGCAGTGAACGAAACAGGCCTGTGTCGCCTAATCTAATGAAGCGATCTTCGATGTGTTCGATGTGCGTCAAACGATCCTGTCTCTCTCGCACACCCTTGACTTTGACAATAGGCGGCAAGGGCTCCATGACCTGCACTTTTCTCTTTGACCCGCGGGCCATGGTCCTCTTTACTGGCCGCAAGGAAGACAGCGTAGGCGCTTTGGGCATACGTGGAATCTTCAAAATGGGCTCCCCTGCTGACGGACTGTCTCTGTCGTGAATGGTGCATCTTGTTTTGCAAACGCAGGTATACGCCAGCAGCGTACAGTTCTGCCCTTCAGGAAGATGCTGATGGGCTCCCCACCCATGTCGCGCAGACGCTGGGCCATCTTGGGTGCAGTCATGCCCTTGAAGTTATTGCGCATCAGATGCGCTTCAAGGTCCTTCATCCGGAAGTGACACCGACCATCCTCAGTATCGACCCACGGCCTCCCCATAAGGAGTTCCTCTCGGTCCATGGCTTGCTGCATGTGCGTAGTAAACTCTTCAAGGAGGTCCATGAAACGGCCCGTAACTGACGTGTCCTCGCTGGCTTCCGAGATTTGTTCAGTCTCGACCATCTCTTTGAGAAGTCCGTTAAGCATGTTCTCCCAATCCATCTTTTTGAGCGTGGGTGGGAGGAGGTTAAGCCGTTCAAGACACGCTTTCTGAAACGCAGCTTGATTAAACAGACTGTCCGTTTCGAGTTCGATCCGCCGACCATTGATGTCAAGGAACCATAGTGGGGGCTCACTGGCATACTTTGAGAGCGATGAAAGTGTCGGCGAATCAGGGCCATGACCGCCAATCCCGTACTTCCTTGTTCGACATAGACCAGAATTGCAGAACGAATTGAGCGGGGCATCCTTACACTTGTAACGATAATCCTTCTTGCCCAGTTGCTTGATAACAAGTTGCACCTCGTTATTTGGAAGTGGTGGGGCGAAATATTTTTGGTTGTGCTCGACTACCTTGTCTTCCCATGATGCGGGCGTAAGCTTTTTAAGATAGATGCCAACATTGAAGAGACCATTGTTTCGAGTACCTTCTGGGAACCCTTGGCTACAGAGGGCCTGAAGACACGGGGGACCATCTTTAATCGGCGCTTCTGCAACCTTAGGTGCCTCTGGAGCGACCAGCGGCGGCGTTTGCACAGCCGCTTCGTAGAGAGCATAAAACTCCTCAAGCGTAGCCGCCGAGCCATTTGCATTAAAGGCATATCGTGTCCCGTCATCACCCGCGAAGTAAGGAAGATTGAGAAAGTTGCCCGTGTCTCCGCGGTCCACGAGGATTTCAGCTTGCTTGGGGAATATCTCCCGCCCTGCCTCGCCAAGAAGTGCAGCACAGGCTTTCAAATACTCCTGCATATCCCGCGCAGGGATAGGTTCGGTAGTGAACAGGAAGCAGTGAGCGCCGCCAGATTTACTGCGGCAGACAACCAGAGGCAGATTGAGTGACGCTATCTTCTCAACCAGCCCTCGATGGTCGATAGGGTACTGATCAATATCGATGCAGCCCCATACACAAGAGTTATCAGCACGAATAGGAATAATGCCAAGGGAAGGCTCAACACCATCAAGGTGACGCTCCCAAAGGTCATCCGATGGAGGTTTACGTACAACCGTAGCTTGCCCGTTTTGTTTTCCATCTCCCCGCTCACCCTTAATGACGTATGTGCCATAGGCAATATCCAATCCACTGAATATTGCCTTGAATTTTGTTATGTCGGCCATTCTCTATCTCTATAAAA